GGGCAGATACCATCTCTAAGCTTGGCATCTACGTTGATGACTCGCCTACATCCAGCCCTGCAGTCATGCGTTCTAAGTGCCGCAAGATTGCAGCTGAGCGTGGCGTTGACCTGATCATCGTTGACTACCTGCAGCTCATGGTCCCTGACCGTACCGGCAAGGATCAGAACAGGGTCAACGAGGTGGCCGACATCAGCCGTGCGCTTAAGGCGATGGCTCGAGAGATCGACGTGCCGATCATCGCCTTGTCCCAGCTCAGTCGCATGAGTGAGTACCGTGATACCGGTGAGCCCAGGCTCTCCGACTTGCGTGACTCCGGTGCCATCGAGCAGGATGCGGACATGGTACTAATGCTCTGGCGTAAGGAACAACCAGACTTTACTAAGCAGTCTGAGACAGTCAGCTGCAAGATTGCAAAGCACCGCAATGGTCCGACAGGTGTATGCGATCTAGAGTTTGTCAAGTCGACCGCTAGCTTCAGGGGGTAACATGCCAAAGAAAGTATTCTTAGAGGTAGAGTGCAAGTGCCCGGTCGCGGTGTGCGAACACAGCGAACACAAGATGACACAGCTGTTGCAAGATACATACGACGAGGGATACGACGACGGATGGGATGCCGCCTTCGCCCTGTTAAACTCTGTGCTCCGGGCTAAAGGAATAAACCCTCCATCTGAAACGCCTAAGCCTCCATCTAGGGGCAAGAGAAACTTAATCAACTAGCTTTCGCCAAGTTCTTACGGGTCGGTGCCTTGAAAAAAAATGCCCTGACAGTGGGGAAGGAATCCACTGCCAGGGCGTAGCTATCAGCCGTATACAATCTCGTCAAACAATCCTGCTTGAACTATTGCATCGGCTGCTGTTGCATCGATGTCATTGATGTTGATGAGGTCAGGCCTGTGATGCATGACCCAGTTGACACCCCGTCTGATGACGAATGGTGTCAGCTTCAAATCTTTGAAGTCATCGCCTTCTGTGTCTGATAGTACTGCTAGTACATAGTCATCTCCAAGAGAGATGGCTGTCCGGTATGTGTCATCGTTGTACAGGTGCATCCACTTGTAGTTGTCAGCTACTGCCCAGTACCCGATGCCGCCTTCCATAGCTGTAATGAAAATCTCTACGACATCTGTGTCGTCTAGCTCTACTGCTGATATCTTCATGAGCCCTCCTTATCTTTCAACATTCTCTGCCAGCAATCTTCACAATACATCTTCCAGTCTTCTGCTGACGCAGAGAAATCAGTAACGATGTGACCCTCGTCGTACTCTGCTAGTGCCTGGTCACACTCCCAACATACTCGGCTAGTTGGCATCCACATTTTACTCCTCCTCTAAGAAGCAGTCGTGGCCATAGTACCACTCTGCTGCTTGCTCTTCTATGTCTAGGTCGAATACTCTGTTGCACTCTGGACACTTGGCGTAACCTAGTGTTTCTAGATAGGGCCAACTAATCATCTGACTTAACTCCTTTCTCTGACTGATGCTCTGCCTCAGCTAGCTGCCGCTCGCACTCAGCAATGGCTGGCTCTACTACTTCTTCGAAGAACTTGCGGTACCCTCCTGGGTACACGTATCCACCTACCCCATCTAATGTCTCAGTTCTAGCGGATCCGCACTCCTTGCACTTGTTCTGTAGATAGATGTCGAACCTGAACACCTCACCTCTAAGGCCAGCATCATAGTTCAGCACTGCTGATTCTAGGAATGCCTTGTACTCGTGAGGTAGGATGCCCCAGTTGTCTGCATCAGCTCTTGTGATGCAAGCAAATCCGCATTGGCCGCTGTCCCATGGGTCATTGTACCCACCAAGGCTGATGCTTACACCGCTGTGTGCCAGCATGAACAGTGGCTGGTAGTACACGATAGTGTCCGACTTCAGTGCGGCATCGAACTCATCCATGCTATCGCATACTTCATCTACTGGAAGGTACCTGCCGGTACCCCGTGATGCAATGATCCAGAAGTCTCTTTCTAGTTCATAGTCATTATCCATATTTGTTTCCCAATAGATTCCTGACTCTGTTACTCCAGCTTCTATAACGTTGTTCATGATTCCTCCTACACTACGATTGCTGATGGGTTAATCCCTAGCTCTTGCACTGCTTCATCGATGTAGTTCTCTGCGATGTCGTGCCACTGTACCTGTGCGTAATACATACCAATAGCATCTGCTAATGGCCCCTGTGTTGGCGATGAATCTTCAGTGTCAAACACTTCATGACATAGTTCTTCTAGGTACTTAGCCAATGATCTAGTTGCTGTCCACTTGTCGAACTCGTCATCGTTGAACTGTTCTTCTACTTCTTTCTTTGCTTGCTCGAAGATCATATCGGGTAGTCCATCTACCTCACCAATCCATAGGCCTACATTCCATGTTTCCCAGTTAGCCCAGCCATTGTATTCTTTGCACATAACTACTCCTTCTATAGCGTGTGCCGGATAGGCGGTGACCACACCTCTACCTATCCGGCTGCACCCTACTTAGCTATTACTTGACACCCTTTGATGCCAAGAACTTCTTGTCCTTCAACTTCTTGCTGAAGGTGATGTGAACCTCAGCGACTGTACTCTCGTACAAATCAGATGTGTCTACACCCTCAGTGAAGTCACAGCCTGGTCGCTGCGCTCGCCACTGGCGCAGGATACCCTCGTTTTCTAGGGTATCCTTGAATCCATGATAGCCATCCCAGGCATCATTGATTTCCGTTACCTTGAGATCAAGCGCTGTTGCTGCATTCAATGCTTTGACTGCACTGTTGACGCTGTTGCTGTAGCCGTTACCTTTGGCAACGCGCTTGGCCAGATCAGGCAATGACGCCTGCATGATCAAGCTAACAACGGTTGCGCTATCTACCTGGATACTTACCTGCTGATTGAACTCAGCCTTCAGTTCCTTGAGCTTAGGTGCTCCACACTTCTCTGTCTTATTGGTTGCCATGTTAGACCTCCTCTGACTTTACAGTCTTATATCCATATGTTGAGTCGACATAGTATGCTTCCAGTCTGTATGCTTTTTCCCATACAAGCTGGCCATTCTCGGACTCAGTGATCATCTCTAGGAATGAGATGAAGTTATTGTACTTCATCTTATCCTCAATGTAATTGCCATCAATCACATTGTCGAGTCGATTGTAGAACATAGCTTGCAGCTTGTTGATGACACCGAGGTGGCGCATTGCTACCTCAAGATCATGCTTGCTGTAACCCATGATACCTTCAACCTCATCGATGAGACTACTAAGGATAGAGATTGCTTGGTCTGCATTACTAACTGCAGCCCTTGCATCATCTGCTGCCTGGTCTGCATTGTACCCTGCGGATTCAATGCTAGACTGAGCAGACTCTAGCTGCTCTTTGAAGTCGCTGATGTCAGCCATTACTTGCCTCCTTACATGCTTCGCAGCAATAATCAATGAACATGTCAACGTCTGGTTCTTTGGCCGCTCGATACTGTTTGATCGTATTGATCACAGTATCAGTTGTTCCATTGACCCACTGACGGGTGACACTGTCCGGGTGTGAGATGAAGGTAATAAAATCTACCTTCACGTGATGATTAACTCCATCACAAATGTTATCTTCTTCCATTCTTCCTCCTTAGTTATTGATATTCATGATGCGGTTTAGTTCATTCATCACCTCCTCTTTATTCATACCGTCTACTACTAAGCGATGTCCTGAGATGTCTTCATCTCTTGGATAGTCTACACCCATTACTTCTGCTAGCTCATAACCTAGCATGTATACCATCTTGCCAAGAAGATCGAAGTACTGCTCAAGCGCTGCGATTGTTTGCGCCTCGGCCTCAATCCTGGTTGAACCATCAGCCATCATCGACTCTTCAGAAGAGTTGAATACTTCTGGATAGTTCTCTCGGAACCTGCGAGGTGCATCTCCTAGAGACTTGAACATATAGTACCCTGAGATAAGGATTGCAAGAGCATCCGGTGCTTTTTCCTCGCTGAATCCGAACTCAAGTTCTACTTGTACCCTGTTTGGTAAGTCCATTGATTCCTCCTTCTGCCTTAAGGCAGCTTCTACTACGGGCGAGGGAACACCCCCCGCCACAACCAAGAGCACGCGCCGATCGCTTGCGCTTTCGCCAAGTTATTCAGTCGGCTTTTACTGAGAGTAATGGGGTAGCCTACTCTGGCTACCCCATCACTGCTCCTTTGGTTATCCTTCGAAGATGGTTTCTTCCTCGATGTTATCGAATGGATCCCACATGCCAGGCATAATAGACCTGATGCTAGTATGCTTGTCTTTGCCAATGACAAGATGATCAAGCATCTCAATGTCCATAATCCTAGCAGCTTTTACTAGGTCACTTGTTAGTCTGACATCCTCATCTGACTGATGATGGTCACCACTTGGGTGGTTGTGGACTACAACCATACCAACACCATGAGCTAGCAATACCGGTGTGAATAGCTCCGCAATGCGGACGCTTGTACCAGTTGCCGTGCCACGGTATACCTCTTGGATACCAATCAGATTGTTGCGGCCATCCAATACAACTACGAACAATGACTCTTGGCTAGCCTCATATGCGAACTCTCTGAAGTATTCTACTGCTTTGGCTGGGGTCTCAATCCGCATGTCTCTTGGGTTGAGTTCCTTCCTTGTGATTGTGAACTCATACTTCTGATACAACATTATCTTTCTCCTTACTTGAATACATTGTAGGCTTTATCTAGCACTGACAATACGATGATGCCAGTGACAGTGCCTATGATAGACGCGATTACTGTCCATAGGAATGCTGCTAAATCCATTATTGATTACCTCCTTTCTCTGATGTTGGAACTACATACTCTATATAGCTTGCGAGGTATGCTTCTCCGCAATCATCGCAGAACTTAGGCAACTCTACTATTCTAATCCAGTTCCCAAAGTAATCTCTATATACTCTTAGCTTGCCGCAGTTGATACAACTGATTGTTACATACGGTTCATTAGGCACGGTTATACTCCTCATTTAGTTTGTTGATGCGGTGGCGTTCGACTGCTGCCGATGCGCGGCGCTCAACTTCCCAAGAGATTAGGCGCTTCGGCGCCCACTTGATCCGTTCACCCTTGAAGAACGAGTCTATATGTACTATACATAGCAGCTTGCCACCTTTGACGGTACGGATACCATCATAGGTACATAACCGCTTGTCGTTCATAGCTTGGCAGATCATTGGTCTGTCTCCTTCTTAGGGTGCTTCTTCATCTTCTCGAATGTTACTGGGTATCCTGCCATGTAGTCGTTGAACTTGTCTAAGAAATGCTCATACTCATGGCCTGCTGCCGCTAGGCAGTCGGCTGAGCAGAAGCCTTGGTACTTTAGCTCGCTAATGTGCTCACACCATGGACACTTAGGCACTTGTCATCTCCTTATCACATTCGCCAAGTTGTTCAAGCCTGGCATTGGGAATAAATGGCACCCCGCTTGCGCGGGATGCCACTTATCCGGTTGATACTGGGTTCTAAGGTGAACCCTATGCCTCTACTGGGATAACCTTTACTACCTCTAGCTGAAGGTACTTGGTATCCCGGTTGAACCTGAGTTCAGTGACTAGGCTTACCTCTGTCCACTGAACTGCTTCGATTGCTTCCATTACTTCCTCTGCTGCTACGCAGTTGAAGTAACCTGTAACCTTGGTCTTGCCAGTCTCGTCTGAGCTGCGCTCCTCGATTGTGAAGAGCCTCATCGGCTTTCCAGTCTTGGAGTTGTACCTGACATCCCAACTCCCGTTGAATCCCTTGGGCGCATGCTTGGCACCCTCATGATCCATATCTCCCTGAACTAGGGCACGCTTCACAAATGCTGTTGGCATTTGCTTCTCCTTCCCCCGCGTTAGCGGGACTACAATAGCCTGCCATGAGGCAGGTTTTTTACGGGCGAGGGATCCACCCCACCCCAAGGGTAATACGCTACCGCTCGTGCTTACCCCATTGTTACCTTATCACTTGACAAGGCATGCCGGTATGAGTATGCTTTCGTATCCAACCCATCCGTCAAGTTTTTCAAGCTCGATATAGATTCGCCAGGTTGGGAAAGCTTGACCCGCTATTACGGGCCAGGGCAGGGACCTTACCGGATCCAGATAAGGGGTGAGGGTATTGCTACCCTCACCCTTCTTACCTGGGGTCGCTTAGGCCTCTACTGCGGAGACCTTTACAACCTCGAACTGGAGGTACTTGGTGTCCCGGTTGTGGCGTAGCTCTGCTACGATCTCAACCACAGACCACTGAAGAGCATCGATCTGCTCCATCAGCTCACCCTTGGCGACGCAGTTGAAATAACCGGTCACCTTGGTCTTGCCTGTCTCATCGATTGAGCGCTCCTCAATCGTGAACAGGCGCATAGGGGCGCCGGTCTTGGAATCATACCTGATATCCCAAGACCCATTGAAGCCCTTCGGGGCGGCTTTCGCCCCTTCGTGCTCCATATCGCCCTGAACTAGGGCCCGCTTGACATATGCCACTGGCATAATGTCTCCTTCCTGGGGTCTCCCCCATTTTACGGGATAGGGATAGTCCCTACCCTCAGATCTGCCAGAATACCACCAGGCAGAACCACAAGATCACAACGAACACTGCCGCTGCGATGAAGTCCTTCATCTATATCACCCCCTTTCTACGGGTGAGGGTACATCCCTCACTCTACTTCTTCGTCTACACCTCGAGCCTTTCTGCCCTCGAGATAATGCTTCTCGCAGCAGTCCCGCACATATCGTTTTGTAACGATCTGCGCGCAGCACGGATGGTAGAAAGCCTCGGGACTAGCCTCGTTGCTTCCGCCAATCAAGACTACGTAGTCAAACCCTACGGTCTCGATTGCTCCCATGCAATGCTCGCATTGCTCGATTGTGGGATTCGGAATCGACATCTGTATCACCCCCTTTCTAAAGTTCAATAGATAAGGGCGCAGCCCTTAGCTATTGAGCTTGCTACTCCTTGCCTGCCGAAGGCCCGTGGAGCTCGTATGTGCAGAGATCGCAGTACCAATCCTTCTCCTGGTTGAACCAACCACCGTCGATATCGGTACCTTTGATGCTGCAGTTGCTGCACGTGTTGAGCTTTGCGATCATTCGCAAAGCTTCAAACGTGTAGTGGTGCAAGCAGTCCAGGCATACCCAACCGAGCTCTTCGTGCTCGAGTCCGTTGCCTTCAACGATTGGGGTAGGCCTGCGCCTGTTGCACACTGTGCACATAAAGTGTGGCATCTATATCACCTCCTTTCTACGGTTGAGGGTACATCCCTCAGCTATTGATTCTGTTGTGCTCATCCGCGAGATCCTGGCCGTACTTCTCGGCCCACGCGTGGCACTTCTTATCTACCCAGCGCCAGATATTGTCCGGCTCTGGTTCTCCGGTATTGCGGTCGTATCCGCGATACCGCACCATGACAGCGAGATCGAACAGCTCGCCACACATGTCGCACTTCTCATACCATATACCCATGATCTACCTCCTTTCTACGGGTGAGGGTACACCCCCCACCCGTGCTAATGGCCCTGCTAGGCCCTAGGCGTCTCCACCAACCTGCTCTGTGTAGCAGTACGAGCAGAGGCTGAAGCCGCTGCCCGACTGATCACAGTCGCAACCAGGCCGGCGAGGCGACTCCTCCGTATTCACCTTGCGGAGACAGAGAGAGCAAAGCTCTCGCTTCTCCGTTGAGGTGAACGTGAAGTCGCAGATCTCGCAGACCTGCTTGAACACGTTCGTCATAAGCACCACCCCCTTCCTTGCGCCAAGTAGCAGCTCGGCGTTTAGCCCGCACACCTGGGTGACCAGGTTTGTGCGGGTTTTACGGGCTAGGGAACAACCCTACCCCGTAAGGGAGGGATTTGGAAAGGGGGGTCCCGTGAGGGCCTTTCCAAATACCCCGTCTGTTCGGGGGATTACCCTACCTCCCAACTGGACATACCCCTTTGATAAGGAACCTTAATGTGCAGGAACCCTTGACACGATTGGATATAACTAGAGAGTAGTTATATACCCTCTAATACGGTTTTATAGATATATAGAGAGTCTTACCCTCTTAGAGGGTGCAAAGGAAGAATGGCAAAGAAGAACACCAAGATCCAGAAGCAGCTAGAAGAAGGTCTGAAGAACGCCAACCAGGTCGTTGACGAGCAGATCGAAGGTAAGGCTGCGCCCAAGGCACCTAAGACCCCAGCTGCTGCCGCACCCTCCGCACCGGCAGCTGGGGCTACTCCTGTTCCCCCTGAGGTAGGACAGTCAGCCGGTCAGGCCGCCGAGGTAGCATTCGAGGCCGAGATTGCCAAGGTCATCAAGGGCAACCCAGCGTTCGTCAGCGCCTTCCGAGACATCCGTGACCGCATGGCTGCTGGCGGCGACGCTATGGGCCTCAACCAGAAGGTCATTGACCTATCCAAAAACATCTCTAACTCCACCAAGGGCAAGATCCCGGCCAAGGCTATCGAGGGGTTCCTAACAGAGAAGCTCACGGCCCAGAACAGCCCGGCAGTAATCCAAGCACAAGAGGCCGCTACGCAGGCCCCAGTACCGGAAATGGCCCCAGGAGCGGTGGAGACACCCCCGGCACAGGAAACTCTTGCCTCCGTGGCTCCTACACCCCTCCCGGAGGCTGCTGGCCCGGTAGTCCGCCCCCAGATTCCACAAGAGGTACTAAATAGCCCCAAGGCCAGAGAGTATGGGCTAGACAAAAACGGGTATCTCAATGGTGGAGACTTCCCGTTTACTGGGCAAATCCCAGAGCTAGATGCCTGGGAGGCCTCACTCACCCCAGAGCAGCTTCAGGCATGGCGCAGCGGTAGTTCCGGTGTTGAGGCCACGGTACCAGAAGCTCCTACCCCTGAACCTGCGCCTGAGACCCCCCAAAAAACAACAACGGCGTCGACCCTCGGTCAATCTGGTCTCTCACCTGACGAGCTGGCCATGCTTCAGGAAGCTGACGCAGCTGTGTCCGGTACGCGTGAGGACGCCAGCATTGACCGGGCTGAGGCGAGGTACTTCGGTGGCCGAACGGCCAGGACAGACGAAGAGATCAATAGGCCCACAAGGTCCGAATCAGAAAACGAAGACAACATTAAGATTGCTAAAGAAATCGCACGGCGGAAACGCATTAAGGATCTTCAGCAGATCTTGTACGAGCGGCTTACGTACGGTACCCTCACACCGGAAGACGACCTGTATAACCTGTACGAACGATACATCTCAGGTGAGAGTGGCGTTCAGGGAATCAACGCCAGGAACATGCTTAATGACCCCGAGAGCGTAAGCAGAGGGTCTCTTGCCATGCGCATTCGACTGTTGCACTACGGCATTGGCTTTGTTAGCGAGGCAGAGTTCGAAAAGAACCCAAGGCTAAAAGAGGTACGCAAGAGGTTTGACGCGATCCTTCGTAGCATTGGCATTGAAGACGAAACCATTAGGGGTATCCGTCGTGAAATCCCAGCGACACGCGATTCTGACTGGACTCCACTATCCTTCGGCACGCGAGAAGGGGAAAACGTAGGGATCCAGCAGCGCATTATTGAAAGAATCACTCAAACTATTCAAGAGCTGAAGGGCGGAGGAGCCTTGCGCCGCCCAGAAGTGGCCCCGGCCCTGGAGGTGCTCACCAAGCTAATCACAGAGCTAGACTCCGACATCACGGAGAAGCGAACAATCAACTTCGACCCACGAAAACCGACAGGTAAGCCGGTTCAAACGTTCGTAGATAACCTAGAGTTTATTACAGATGAGCTTGCTGCTCGCGTTAAAGAGCTCACTGGGGAAGATATTAAGACAGTTATCGCTGAGTCTGGCGAGATTCCTCGCCCATCGTGGTCTCCACTAACTGCAAACGACCAGTATTTCACAACAAACAACGTACTTAACTACGAAACAAGGAGCCGTCGACGGTATGCTCTTGACCTTGCGGGACTTATCGACCCAAGGTGGCAGGAGGTTGACGTACAGGGCATCGATGTTCCTTCGTTTGTGAACACAATGAACCCAGACCCTGACTCGACTAGGGCTGCAATCGGGTTTATCCTTACAACTGACCCAACGACCGGCATCCACCACAGGTCAGGTATCAAAATCAAGCGGGACTTTAAGCTAGAGGGCAGTATTATCAAGGCCCTGAAGGACCATTTGGCCCAAAATGGCTTTGACGACAGCAGCAAGACCTGGGATGACGGGTTAACGCTTGATAGCGACATTGGTGTTGGGGACAACATTACGTATACCACAGACAGGAAGGTGGTAGAGTCAGAAGTAACCCGACGACGCCTTCTTTTGCCAAAAGAGCAGGTAGTTATTGCCCGTATTGATCGAAATAAGTTCCCTGATTTCATAGTTTCTGACGGGAAGGGTACCTCTCGCCTCATTGGTGAAGACGGCATTGTTGTCTTGCTTGCCGATAGCCCTCTAGTTCAGGTTATCCGCACAAATGGAGGCTCGGTAACTAGCCCATTCGCCATTGGTAGCGAGGTTGACATCTCCTCAATCGCTGGGCCTGACGTATTCTCGAAATTGCTCATTGATATCGACCCACACGTATTCCCTGCAGTCAAGCACACGCTCCCACTTGTTGATCCTATGGGTAGACGCGGAACAGTGGCCATGATCCCACTGTCTTTTGCGAAAACCGGCGAGCTTGTGCGAATTACCGTGCGCGATAGAGACGGAATCCCTAGCAGGAAGCTAATTCCAACCATGGACGAGAACGGGGATGTCATCTACATCGACACAGGCACGCAGAAAACGTTTAGCCAGGGTGGTGAGGGAAAGGCTAAAAGAGGATCGGACTTTGGTGTTGATGAAGTGCTCCCAGGAGACCTTACGCCATTCACTCACGAAGGCAGGGCGGTACTCAGGGTTCGAGATGTAGACGTGTCTGCATCTGCAACAGACTGGCCTGAAGGCATTGCTGCCGGCCTTGTTGCTGACTCTGACGGTAACTTCCCAAACCTAGGTACCCTTGCAGATAGGTATCTGGCAGACATCGACACCCCAGATGAGCCACGACGATGGGTTCTTGGGGACCTCCTTGGCGTAGAGCAGGGCATTGATAGGCCTGGTAGAGTTGCCAGCGGCGACCAGTTCTTTGGCCTTATGCACGGCGGGATCACCGACGCTGAGCTAGAAAGGGGAAGGGCTCTTATCCGACAGATTGATGCGGAGATTGAGGCTGGAACACCACATCGAGCGCGGACCGTCCTTGATCCGGACGAACAAAGCCTGGTTGATATTGCTAGGTCAACGATGCAGCCAACCGGCGGTACTAAGTTCTCCCCTGCGCGAACTACATATGACGCAGCAGAAGTATTTGAATCAAGCGAGGACGGCTGGCAGGTTAAGCATAGAGAGCGAAGAGAGGCTCTAGTCCGAACTCCAGAAGAAGGAGACGCAGTTCTCAATAGCGTTGGAGACGGTGAGATCTTACTTAGCTCAGAGCCTATTACTGCAGACGTAGAGAAGAAGCTACGCGTACTTAAGGCTGACTTGCTTACACTTCTTAAAGTAAGAGCTACCAAAGCGTTCTGGGATAGCAAGAACTCCAAGTCTGGGGAAAGAAAAGTAGAGGAAATCGTTGATTTCGCCCCAAGGATTGCAGCTATTAGAGCAGAGCTAGTTCGGGTGGGCGTCACGGAAGCAGCTTACCAGCAGTATCTCATTGACGCAGCAAGCAGCGTAGCCCCATTTGACAACCCAGAAGATGAAGCGTTCTTCCGCCAGGAGATGGAGAAGGAAGTTCGCAGAATCACTATGTCAGAAGTCACTCCTGTTACATCTAGCGGTGGGTATGGGGTGAGCAGGGGGTTCGGCCCTGGGAACAGTACGTTCCTGAGCCCAGAGGATCTTGGTCTAGACTCACTAAACCGACTTGACCAGATTGCGTACAGCATTGCAAGAACTATGACCATGGATCATCTTGCCGCACGAAAGGGTGCTCCTCAAACAAGCATGGAGTCTCTCTTCTCGGAGCTCCCAGATGATTCAACCGGAACAGAGGATAACGAACTAACCGACGCAATCAAAGACATGGGATCTGACGTAGAGAAGATTGTAAATCTTGCCGAAGACGATCCGGAAGCCCTGCGCGTGACACCAGAAACCAAGAAGCTTGCGGCTGAGCTTAGAAAAACTAAAGATCCGATGTTCAGGTCACTAATCGTGGCCCTTATGGAAAACGGCTCTGACATGCGAGCTGTTACTGACTCTGCATACCCAGACGCGTTTGCCAAAGCGGTACTTCAGCAAGATAAGCAAAAGCCAAAAGGGGAGAGGGAGTTTAAGCCTCGAGGTAGCAAGGATAGTATTACAAGAGGCCTTCTTCCGGACGGCTCAAAAGATCCATACGACATTAGAATGCAAGAGCTGTGGTATGAGTATGCATCAAATAACGCAGAAAACATTGGCAGGAAGATCGGCAAGACGATCAAGCGCGTTATGGTTCCCAGCGATACCGAGACGTCTCTTGCCGTCGGTCTTTCTCCAGCGATGCGACCATCGGTTGAGCTTAGGGGCCTTCTATCTGGTCTGACAAAGGAGCAAATCCAAACGGTAGCCCAAAGGGCATATACCGCCTTCTCAATCTTTGCCGCCAGAGACGACGCAGGAGATGGGTGGGTCAGGTTTATTAATAACGTTCTCCACGCAGACGAAGTTTCTAGGCTGATTTCGTCTGAGTGGGAGGCGTCAGGAAGGCGTATGATTCTGGTTAACAACGCGATGGTCCTCACAGAAGGCGGGGAGATCCCAGATCTAAAGACCCAGTCCGGCGGAGATATCGGAATTCTTACTAGCGATGAAGTTGACAGGATCAGAGAGTCGTCTGATCTTGGTAACGGGTACGTGCAGTTTGCTGAGGATAACCAAATGAACTTTATTGTCATCAAGGAGCGTGGCCCAGCAGGAATTAAGTACCAAACAGTTTACATTGTTAAGCTAAACGACAAGCAGCGTAAAAACCCCACGATGGCTCTCGACTTCAGCGACGTAGAAGAACTTACAATGAAGTACGGTTATCAGCCATTTGCCGATGAGATGCAGCCAAGTCAGACTGAGGATAGGATCAAAACGTTCTTAAAGGAAACTGGCGGAGATAGGATCTTCGAAGTAGTCATGGACCCAGCAGGTACCGGCAGGTACACTCTTGGTATTAAGGCAGATCGTGACAACACGTTCGATTTTATGATCAAGGAGATGGAGCGACTTAGCGACAGCCAGCGCATTAAGAAATACAAAATGATTATTGACGCTCTTGTAAAGTACAAGTTCTATCAGGACATTAACCAGATGGCTATTGACTCCGGAGCGGAAGCTCCATTTGCAGATATTACACTTAAGAGGGTAATGGTTGAAGTCGAGTCGATCCTGAAGGACGCAAAAGGAGTAACCACCTTCGGAGATACTAGCGGCCCGTTCGGCATCAGAGTTGCGATGAACCTTAAAAACAAAGACCTCCCTAGCGACTCTATCATCCCTAGGATTCTAACTGAAGAGACTATCGACGGTCCGATGACGGTTGAGGAGAGGATTGCTCGAGCAATCGCCAAGATTGATGACGCACCTGCAGTTGGCGAAGACCCAATGCTTGATGCCGCACTAGAGGAGAGGACCATCCGCAACAAGGAGATTACTGACGAGCTAACAAAGCCTCGACTTGGCGGGCCTGGAGGGTCTCGAAGAAGGGTTGAAACTGATTCGACTAAGGCTCTTGCACGGACCGCCAGGGCCATGCTTAGGTCGGGCAAGCTTAACGATTTACTTAACAGCGGCCCTAGCAAAATCAACAATGCCCTCAACAGCAGGACTGGTGGGTTCATTGGTGGAGGCTTGCTTACACTTGGTATGGCGGGACTAACTCAGGGAATGCGCGACAAGGAACGTGAGGATATGGTTAAGACCGGCCTTGCGTTTGAGGCTCTTGGGGCCGTTAGCCCGGCGCTGTCCAACGCTGCTGCCCTAGGCTTTACGGCTATGAACAAGGGCGATATGCTACGAACTCTGATCAACATCATTGGTGGATTTGGCGGTGCTGCCGCAGGCGCGGTAGCTGGAACAGCCGTCCTGCCGGTAGGTGGATCGTTCGCTGGTGGTATGGCTGGTAGCGTGGCCGGTTCCGCAGCTGCCGACGCACTGTACTCACAGTTCGCTGGCGGAGGCAGCACCGGGCCAAGGGTTCCGTATAACACCGCGACCCTTAACGAGCAAGCAGTACCGGAAGAAGAAGATCCATTTAACGTATTCAAAGGACTAGGAGGCTGATCATGTACAGTATTCAGGAGCTACAGAACTACGTCAACCGGTGCGTTCCCCTATTCGGCCTATCCCAGTGGAAGGTAGAGGTGTCTAAGCACCCAACAGAGGAAGATAACTGGGCCGACATTGAGGTATCAGACAACTTGTGGACCGCAACCCTGCGGGTATCTAGCGATTTCTGGACCCTTGACGGCGAAGAGAAGCGCCGGATTATCGCCCACGAGCTACTCCATGTTCACTACGCCGGCCCGGAGAGGGCCGTTGAGTCTCTGTCGGGCGTGCTCGGGGCTGAGTCGTACGCCCTGCTATCTGCCATCTTCGAGAAGGAGATTGAGCGATCAGCCGACGCTCTTTCGACCGTAGTCGCACGGCTCCTGCCTCCGGTGGATGTGCACAGCTCTTGACAAGAGTGGATATATATAGAGAGATTAAGGAGTCTTAATGGCAAAGTTCAGGTTCAACAGACCGATCTCACTCAGGTGGAATGGCCTCCTATTTGAGGGGCCAGCTCTCACCGTGTTCGAGGTTCCTGATGAATACAACAACGAACTCCAGTCCGCAATGCTGGTCGAGCCTACTTTTGAGTGGGTTGATCAGGATGAGGGCAATACCATTCGTGCCAGGATTACAGCGCTAGAGGCTGGAGGAGGGGCAGTCGGCCCAGCCGGTCCTACTGGGCCAGCGGGCCCAACAGGTGCCACGGGTGCCACTGGTGCAACTGGCCCAGCCGGCCCAGCCGGCCCAGCCGGCCCAACTGGCGCTACTGGCGCTACTGGCGCAGCAGGCACCAACGGGACTAACGGAGCTACTGGAGCTACTGGCCCTACGGGACCAGCCGGTGCAGATAGCACGGTACCCGGTCCAACCGGTCCTACTGGACCAGCTGGAACCAATGGCACAAATGGCACTAACGGAGCTACTGGAGCAACAGGACCGATGGGCCCAACAGGCCCAACAGGATCTATCGTAATGTGGCCAACTGCTACTGCTCCAGCAGACTGGCTTTTCCTGGACGGGGCAACATACAACCAGTCAACATACCCATCCCTAGCGGCAGTTTTCGGTGTTACAACCGGAACGTTTACCCTACCGGACATGCGGGATCGCTTCGCTGCAGGAGCAGCTACAGTTGCAGCGCTAGCCAACAACTCTGGTACCTTTGCTCCAAACACGGCAAACGCTACAGCCCACGATCACACAACTAACATCGCCCACGGACATGCGGACACCATTGCAGTAGCGACCCACGGAGACCATACCCACTCTGTTGACGTTGCCAGTACAACTTCTGGTTCACCTAGCGCTACGGTTGGTGTTATCACGTATGCTGGTACCGGAGTATCTGTTAATGTTGGGACATCAACCCATACCCATGCAACAAACCCAGCAGCTGTGACGTCCGCAGCAGAAAGCGCCAACCTTACCCACACCGTAAGTGGCGGGGTGACATCTCTTGGCACCACATCCGTCACCTCATCCTCCAGCGGTGGTACACTAACCCCTAAGGCTACGTTGCTAAACTTTATTATCAAGACCTGATGAAACTTCTGAGTAAATGCGCAGTCTGCTCAAGTCCGCTAGTAGACGTCATCAACCGAAAGATGACCGAGGGAATGCCGGACGTCAAGATCAGCGATTGGCTAAAGGCCGAAAACTCGTACATCAGCCGGATCACATTGGGAAACCACAAGCGCCAGCACCTTACCGACCAGCACATGAATGTTCGTAAAGAGGTAGCCAGAAAGGTGCAGCAGGCAGTAAAGATCGAATCTACAAGTAGCGATCTTGCCAAGCTGGTAAGCGGATACGTATTTAAGATGGTTGAAAACGGGGATCTCATGCCGACTCTGTCGGAGGGACTCCGGGCCCAAGAAATGTTGGACCGAAGAACGGAAAAGAACGCAGACCGTGGTCTCGCAGTCGCAATGGCTGGGATCTTGGGGGGCGGATCATATACTCTGATTGCAGAGGAGGTAGACGATGAACAAGGAACTTAAGGCATTGGTGGCGTCCTGGGGGCGTTCATTCCTAGCCGCAGTAGTCGCTCAGCTGATTGTGCTTGGGGACAGCGTTCTTGACCTTAACCGTGATGGCGTTCGCGCTCTCGTGGCCGCCGGACTTGCAGCTGTTCTCCCTGTAATCCTTCGCTGGCTCAATCCGAACGATGTTGCGTTCGGGAATAAGGGAGAATAACTATGGCAGACAAGAAGAAGCCTGAGCCACGCAGTGTAGCTGGTGCGGCTAAGACAGAGACAACGGGAAACACAGGAAAGGTTAAGCCTGGTCAGCGTCGCTATAGCAGTGGCGCACCAGCACGCGGTACTCAGACTCGCAAGGATATCCTTGCTGATATGCAGAAGCTAGTCAAGTACGTTAAGACCGGCAAGTTCAAGAACTACAAGGAGAAGCAGAAGGTCTGGTCTCAGATCGACAACTACCGCGTAGCACTTGGCACGCTCAAGGAAAGCAAGCGCAAGTCAAAGAGCGACGCCAAGGGCGTCACCACCTATGGCGGCGGAGCCGTCAAGGTCCGCAAGGAAGAGGGCTTCTCCAAGGATACGGGACGGGGCGGTGGTCGTAAGTCCACTCAGAACGGCGGCGGTAGCGGCAAGGGTAAGACCGTCAAGACGCCACCAGCCGAGCCAGCTCGACCAACCCCAATTGTAGGGTCTGCGTCAGGCGGTCGCATCGTTGATGGTGTTGCCGGAACAAAGGACAAAGAGTGGCGAAAAGTTGGCCCAAACGCCTATCGACCATGGAGCAAGAACCCTATTGTTGGGTCTGCCTCTGGAGCTAAGATTGGTGACAACGGATCCTATCGGAATGTGGGCCCGACTAAGAAAAAGAAGAATATTGGAGGTCGATAATGCCAGGAAAGAAGATGCCAGCGTTCCTTATGGATATGTACGCCAAGAAGGGCGCCAAGGGAAAGGCCAAGCCTAAGGGCAAGGCAGCAAAGGGAAAGAAGCTTCCTAAGGGAGGCAAGACTCTCTTTGGTACCAACAAAGCGGGTCAGCGTACCCCAGCCCAGCGTGGCTAAGACTCCAGCCTGGACTCGCAAAGAAGGTAAGAATCCTGCGGGTGGGCTAAATGCTAAGGGGCGTGCCTCCTACAAGGGTGGCACGCTCAAGGCGCCGGTTAAATCCGGCAACAATCCGCGTCGTGCGTCGTTCCTGGCCCGCATGGGTAACATGCCCGGGCCGGAGCGGGACTCCAAAGGGCGACCGACGCGTCTCCTGCTCTCTCTTCAAGCGTGGGGAGCTAGTAGCAAGGCTGATGCCAAAGCTAAGGCAAGGGCCATTAGCGCTAAAAACAAAGGAAAGACTGCTTGAACATTAATGCTGAGATTGCCCAAGATCTAACCAGAGGTCGAACCGACATCGGTTTCTTCGCCTCTCGTTGGCTAGGTGTCAATCTCAATCCGGGCCAGTTGGCCTGGTTAGAAGGTATGGTTGCCCGTGATGAAACAGGATTCAGGCCTAAATACCTGACCACTGTGTGCAGCGCTGGCAACCGGGCCGGTAAGACTTTGGGGATGGCTGTTGGAGTCCTGCACTCTGCCACCTACAAGCTGGGGCTTCGCCCCCCGACTAACGGTTCCATTGAGGACGCCGAGCGTTGGACTACCGAGCCTTACGAATGGTATCACATTGGTATCCAGCAGGAAACTGCTGAGTTGGTGCACAGGGAACTATCGATGCTTCTTCAAGGAAGCCACCCCGCCCAACGAGGTAGAGGATGTCCAATAGTGAAAGACATCGGACCGGTCTACAACTTCGAGAAGAAGTGGCGTGGAGAGTACCTGTGGATCAAGGTTGATCCCATCTTCGGTGGGGCCAACATCCACTTCCGGACAACCCAGGACAAGGCCAAGGCCCTCTTGGGTAAGGACATGAATGGCATCTCGTTCGACGAGGCGGCCTTTGAGCCGCACCTTCTGATGATTTACCAAGAGGTTCTGAACCTACGACGACTATCTACCGGTGGCCAGCTACACTTTATCGGTACACCTACTGAGGGTATCAACGACTACGCAGACCTGTGGGAGCTGGGCAACCCAGAGAACCCGGGGCGCGATTCCCAGTTTATGAGCTTCCGTCTTTCGACAAGGGACAACGTAGGCTTCGGACTAAACTCAGAAACCTTTGATTCTATTGTTAGGCAGCAGGCAGAGTACCTGGTACCGCAGAACATCGACGGGTACTTCATCGAGGCCAGAGACGCATACTTCAACGCAGACATGATTGACAAGTGCTTCGTGGACTTTGAGGAAGAGATTGCTCCAACAAAGGGACAGAGGTACTCGCAGGGAGTAGACCCTGGCATTTCATCAGACGCAACCTGGGCAGTCACCATTGACTACACAGAGCGTGCGCTAATGGTGGGGGTGCGGTGCCGGCGCAAGGTAGGCAAGCAGACAATCCCAGCGGTGGTCAACATGGTACGAGAAGGTCACCTTCTATACAACCAGGATGGCGCTGCATGCACAACAACAATCGACTCAACTGGATTCGGTGGAAAGCTTTTCCGCCAGGAGTTCAGCATCATTAAGCCACTCAGAGACTACGACTTTGGTGGCACCAGGGCCAAGAAGTTAGAGCTTCTAGCGGACCTCAAGGCGGTGGTGGATCGCCAACAGCTAAAGCTCCCTCGTAGAGGAGCATGGATGGAGCTCCGGCGCCAGCTGCTGGGCTACAAGCTAGATGACAAGAAGCTGGAAACTGATGCTGTAATGGCACTGGCGTTGTCGGTAAGGCATGCGACCAGAAATCCTTCGAGCCCGGTCGCTAACCCGGTGTTCAGCTATTTTGGGGAGATGACAAATGGCCAAAGATAAACTGAAGATGACCTCTGGGTCGTTCGTAAATGGCAAGGAAGTTCCTTCCATGATCACGACTGACCCTAACGTAGTCACCCCGGGTAACATCCAGGGAATCAAGAAGGCCATTGAGACGGCCCGAAAGGAGATCCGTGGCCAGAAGACTACTGCAGTCGCAGCTCCTGGCGCACCAATCAAGACAGAAGCTACACCAGCAGCAACTAAGGGACGCAAGGCTAGCGCACTCCCCAGCGCTATCGCCAATGGCCGAACCAAGAAGGCTGGCTCTGGTCGCACGATCAATGACGCCGTTATCTCCGGCGGCAAGGTACGAGTTGCCAAGATCAATCCTAAGTTTGACCGACTTCAGGCTCTCACTGCCGAGCAGAAGCGCGGCATGTCTCTCGAGAAGCAGCGACTCAATCAGCTTGGTGAGGTAGCCGAAGACAACGAAGACTTCATGTTGGCACTGGAGGCCATGAACCGCAAGCAGATGGTTGAGCCTGAGCAGAACCGAATGCGAGCTCTGTACCGAAGGTTTGACCACTACTACCACCCACAGACGTTTACACTTGGCGGAGCGGACCACTGGGCGGAAGACCCAAGTGCCCGCCTTTCTGGCCGGTCACACGTGTCAGTTAACCTACATGCTTCGTATGTACAGATCCCGGCCTCTCTACAGGCTGTTACGCCTGTTGTGAACTATGTGCCAACCGGTCCTACGATGGAGGAGCGCGAGCAGGCAGCACGACGAGAGCGCCTATTCTACGCATGGTGGGATGCAAACGACTTCGACCTTAAGCTAGAAGAGGCAACTCTTCTCAAGTCCCTTTACGGAAATACTGCGGCAAAGGTTTACTACGACCCTATCAAGAAGATTCCACGTGTCCAGATTGTTGACACCCCTGAGAACCTTTACGTTGGGTATGGTACAAGCGACTACACCCGAGTAGACTGGGCGCTTTACAGCTACGGGCAATCCCCACAGTCTGTCCTAGAGGACTGGGGAGTAGACGTGATCCCAGTCAACGACGGCAACAAGTGGTTCCCATACACATCGTCCAGCACGCATGACGATCCAATCGCCAGCATTTATCTTAACAGCTACCACCGAGACCCAATCCGCTACCAGACTGCATATGACCAGATGAAAATTGAAGTCATTGACTACTGGTACAAGCATGCCACAACCCCAGGCAAGCCGCCGCTTGTGTGCAATGCAATCATTGTCGGCAACACGGTTGTCAAGCGAACTGAGCACCCAGAACTTGAGGGTGTGATTCCTTACATCATGCTCAGGAACAGCATGATCCCAGGCAGCCCGTACGGAAAGCCAGAGCTCTACGACATTGAG